AGGCGCGCGCGCCGGTGTTTGATGGCGTCCTTGCCTTCGCCCAGCCGGAAATGGATATGCGGACCTATCTGCAGCGGGTGATGGGCTATTGCGCCACCGGGGATACGTCCGAACAAAAATTCTTTGTCTTTCAAGGCAAGGGCGGGGATGGAAAGTCGACCATTGTCGGGGCCGTGCGTGAGACGCTGGGCAGCTATGCCACCACGGTGGCGATAGAGACCTTTCTGGATACGGGACTGCGGCGCGGCGGCGAGGCCAGCCCTGACATAGCCGCCCTGGCTGGCGATACGCGCCTTTTATCGTCCGGTGAGCCGCCGTCTGGGGCCAAGTTGGCGGCGGGGGCGATCAAGCAATACACAGGCGGTGGCAAGATCAAGGCGCGCCAGCTGCGCGAGGCCTTGTTTGAGTTTGCCCCGGTCGGCAAGCCCCTGATCGAGTGTAATCGCAAGCCCCTGATCAATGACACCGATGACGGTATATGGCGACGGCTCAAGATACTCTTATTCCGCAAACAGGTGCCGGAGGGTCAGAGGGATGGCCACCTGCCTGCCAAGCTCAAGGCTGAGGCCGATGGCATATTGGGCTGGCTGGTCGAGGGTGTGATCGGCTGGATGAATGAGGGCCTGATTGATCCGCAAGATGTGAAAGATGCGGTCGAGGACTATAGGCGCGGGGCCAATCCATTCGCGCAATGGATGCAGGATCGGCTCGAGATCGGGGCCGATTACAAGATCTCGGCCACCGAATTATTCGATGACTATAAGGCTTGGATGGATGCCGAGGGCCATGAAAAGCCAATGAGCCAAAAGGGCTTTGGCGCGGCCCTGGGCGATCAGCAAATCATTCTGGCGGGCAAGAATGCCCAGGGCAAGAAGATGCGCAAGGGCGCGCGCCTGAATCCCAAGGGCGGCTCGGAAGGCTATGCGGCGGCGCGGGCAGGCGAGGGCGCTGCGTCCCCCGTTCTGGGCCATGATCAGGGGACAGACGATTGGGTTTAAAACACAGACCATAACAGACCATAGGGCGATGGTCTGTGGTCAAGGCGGGCCGGAGGGGCGGTTTACGGACGATTGTCTGTCTGTGGTGGCCCGCTTGGTCCGTTCGGTAAGGTGTTGATTATGTTGCGATAACAGACCTTACAGACCATCCAGACCTTGCGCCGGGGAAGTCTATATAGGCGCACGTCGCGCGCGGGGTCTATGCGGAATGCGTTATGGTCTGTGTGCGGTGGGTCTGGGTGTGAGGGTGTTTTTTATTCTAATCAGAAGGACTAAAAATAAATGACTGAGCAATCAAACAATCAAGCTGGTGGCCCTCGCTGGTATGTTGTTCAGTCCAAGCCTCAAGCCGAAAAGATGGCGGCAGCCAATCTTCGCAATCAAGGCTTTGAGGTCTATCTGCCCTTGGCGCTAATGATGGATCGCAAGTCCAAGCAACCCGTCGGTCGGCCCTTGTTTCCGCGCTATCTGTTTGTCCGGCTTGACCTGACGGTGGATCAATGGCGGGCGATCTTCTCGACTAAGGGAGTCCAGTGTCTGTTCTGTTCAGGTGGCGGTCATCCCATCGCAGCAGGCGAGGCCTGCATCGCTAACATCCGGGTGCGTGAGACCGATGGCATGATCAATATGGTCGAGGTCAAGCCTGCGAGGGTCTTCGTCCCTGGTGAGCGGGTCAGGATCGATGACGGCGAATTAGAGGGTATCTTCTGCGAACATGTTGACGAGAAGCGCGTTTTGATATTGCTTAACATCCTAGGCCGCGAATCGCGCGCCATTACGCACTCGGCCAGGCTCTCCTGACCTCGAGTGCGGTAGCCATCCCAGTGTACCCCTCCAATCCCATCGCCCCCCACCCTAGCGGGTCCTTTCTGCGGCCCCCCACCCAATACGGTCGGGCAGAGTCCGGGGGTCCGTTAGTTTTGGTTACTTTTTCTTTTTGAACCTTTTGAACTTTGTGAAGGTCCCTGTGTCCGAATACGTGATCAGTGCCGAGTTCGCGAGGCTGCACAATGTCGGCGCGCCCGCTGTGTCAAACTGGAAAAAGCGCGGGCTTTTGGTGTTCATACAGGACCCGGCCAATCCGCGCCGCCAGCTGATCGATGTGGCCAAGTCTAACCTTTTGGTCGGCGGTATGATTGACCCGAATAAGGGCAGGCCAACGGCGGCATCCATGCGGGCGACGGCCTCGGCGGTGCCGCCTGCGAGCGCTGAGCCATTCTTGGCCGCCGCCCAGGATAGCGAATTACAGCGTGAACGGTTGCGAGAGCTGCGCGCGCGCACAAGCCGCCGGGAAATGGAAAACGACAAGCTGGCCGGTGAGCTGGTTATTGTCTCCGAATTTGAGCGCCGGGCAAGCGATCTGGGTCGGCAGGCGCGGGAACGGATCCAGAGCGCCTTTCGGCTGGAGTCAGAGCGGCTTGCCGCCGAGACCGACCCGCGCACGGTCCAGGTCCTTTGTGCCGCCTTAATCGACCAGACCTTTGAATCGCTTGCTGACCAGATTGAGGCTGAGGCCCGCGCCGAGACCGAGATCGACCAGGCGCTTGCCGCCATCAATGAGGCTGACCCCATGCTTGACCAGGACCAAGTCGCCGCCGCATGAGCCTAGCGGTTCTGGACCGGTATAATACGGCCATTCAAAAACACCTTTTGGCCAATGCGGCCCGGATCAATCGATCCTTTGCCACGGGCCTGCGCCCGCCGGAAAAGCTATCGGTCTCGGACTGGGCCGGGCGCTATCGCAGGTTTTCGGATGACAGCGCCTATCCCGGCCCCTGGCGTCATGCCACCGCGCCCTATCTGGTCGAGATCATGGACCGGCTGAGCCCGCATGATCCGGCTGAAACCATATCGATCCTGAAATGCGCCCAGTCCGGCGGCTCGGCCAGCGCTGAAAACTGGGTCGGCTATATTGCCGATATTGCCCCTGGCCCATTGATGTATGTCCAGGCCACGATTACAGCGGCCAAGGACTGGCTCGCCGAAAAGCTCTGGCCCATGGTCGAGGCCACGCCAAGGCTTAATCCCGACCTGACCGGCGCGATCATGGGGCGCAAGTCCCGCGACGGGGATGGCACCACGGCGCTGCGTGTGCGGTTTCGCAAGGGCTCTTGGCTCTTGATCGCCGGGGCCAATTCCGCCGCCACCCTGCGCGCCCACTCGATCCGCTATGTGGTTGAGGATGATCTAGACCAGTTTCCAGACGATTTGGACAATCAAGGCTCCCCAGAGGGCATGGTCACGGCCCGCCAGCGGGTCTATGCCCGCCAAGGCCTGTCCAAGCGGCTTAAGATTTCGACCGGCACCATTAAGGGCGCATCCAAGATTGGCCGGGCCTATGAGGCGTCTGACCAAAGACGGCTCTATCTGCAAAGCCCCCATAGCGGCCAATGGTTTGACCCTGTATTTTCGGACCTGGTCTGGCCGAGCGACCAACCGGCCAAGGCCTATATGCTGGACCCGACCTGCGCTGGCCTAGTGATCGAGCATTATCAAAAACAAGACCTGTTACAGACCGCGCTCTGGATCCCGACTTCTGAAACCGAAACCCCTGACGGCGATAAAATCCGCCCGCCGCGTATTATTCCAGACGATCAGATCACGCACTGGCGCACCCGGCCCATGGGCGGGCTGCAGCCGGGCTATCATATCACCGGCATCATCAGTTCGTTTCTGACCTGGTCACAGCTGGCAACCGGCTTTGTCGCCGCCCAGGGCAATGTCAATGCGCTCAAGACCTGGACCAATCTGGAACTGGGTGAGCTTTTTGAATACAAGGGCGATGCCCCGCCCGCCGAGTCCCTTGAAATCCTGCGCGAGCAAGACTGGGGCAGGGGGCAGGTGCCATGGGGGCCATGCGTCTTTACCATGGGCTGCGACATCCAGGGCGACGGGATCTATTATCTGACCAATGGCCATGGCCCGGAGTCCGAGACCTGGTGCCTAGATTTTGGCTTCCTGCCCGGCCCGACCGATGTCCCCGGCCAAGGCGCTTGGCTGAGACTGGATGAGCTGGTGCGGCGGGGCCTGACCCTGCCCGGCGGCAAGACTCTAGAGATTGATCAGGTCTGTGTCGACGCGGGTTATCACACCGAGTCGGCCAAGGCCTTTTGCAAGGGCCACCCTAATCGCATGCCGGTTTTTGGCAGGCCGGGCTGGTTTAGACCCCTGCTAGGGCGCGGTGAGGCCACCCAATACATTAGCCGAGGCCGCCGCGCTGGCCGGGCCACGGGCAAAGCGGATGACAAGGCTTTTCTGGTCGGCACCTTTGGCGCCAAGGCGACCTTTTATGGCTATGTCCGAGCCAGCCTCAAGGCGGCAGAGGCCCGCGCCCGGGGAGAGACCCCCGGAGAGATTCGCGGGCGCTTACATTTTGGCCGCGAGGCCGATGCCAATCTGTTTGGTCAGCTGACCTCCGAAACCTGCGTGACCGAGACCACGCCGTCGGGCATCCCCGCGCGGATCTGGAAGGTGATTTCGGGGCGGCAAAATCACTGGCTGGACTGCGCAATCTATAGCATGGCCGCAACCGAGGCCCTGCGCCTTGATGGCCTATCCCATGCCCGCTGGGGCCAGCTGCAGGCTGAACGCTGCGCCGCCCCCGACCCCAGCCAAGGCGACCTGGTCCAATTGATGCGCCAGCCCGCCGCCGCCGAAACCCCGCCTGCGCGCCCCGCGAACCCGGTTCGCGATACGTCCGAGCCCTGGATCAAGCTAGAGAATAAGGATTGGTTCTAAATGGCCACCGACTATGCCGCCAAGATCGCTGCTCTTGAAGACGCCCTCGCCGCTGGCGAATTGACCGTCGAGGCCAATGGCGAGCGCGTCACCTATCGCTCCGTGGCTGAGATCAAGGACGCAATCAACTATATGCGCGCCCAGATGACGCGCGCGCCACAGACCACCTTTGCGGTCTTCGACCGATGAGTTTTATCGATTCCCTTGTTGGGTTCTTTGATCCCAAGGCGGGCTTTCAGCGCCGGGCCTATCGCAATGCCCTGGCCTTGGTGTCTAGCGCGGCCCAGACGCGGCGCTATGATGCGGCGAGGCTAGATCGCCGCACCCAAAACTGGATGACCTCCGCCGCCAGCGCGGATATGGAAGTCTGGCGCGATCTGCCCCGGATGCGCGACCGCTGCCGCGATCTGGTCCGTAACAATCCTTACGCACAAGCCGGAATCACCGCCCTTGTCGCCAATCTGGTAGGCGATGGGATAGAGGCCCGTGCCGAACATTCCGACGAGCGCCTAGCCGAGGCGGCGCAGAGGGCGTGGAACAACTGGGCCGATCATCCGGTCGATGGCCGTAACAATTTTTACAGCCTGCAATCGCAAGTCGTCCGGGCCACGGTCGAGGGCGGCAATGGGCTGCTGGTCTGGTCCAGCGATGGAAAGATGATCAATAATCGGGTGCGCGCCCTCGAGGGCGACTGGCTTGATCATACCCGCACCCAGGAACTGGCCAATGGCAACCGGGTGATTCATGGTATCGAGACCGACCCGAGCGGAAACAGGGTCTCTTATCATTTGTTACAGCGCCATCCGGGCGATGTTCTTGGCGGGATTGGTGGCACGATCAGCCTTGATGGTCAGCCGCCGAACACAGTCGGCCTTTATGGATCCAAGCCTGTACCGGCGGCAGATGTTGATCATGTCTATCGCTGTGACCGCATCGGCCAGTCGATGGGGGTGCCGTGGCTGGCCCAGGCCGTGTCGGCGCTCTACTATATCGGCGAGCTGAATGATGCGACCTTGCAGAAGAAGCGGGTCGAGGCGTGTCTGGCTCTTATTCGTCGCCCATCTTTGGATGATGGCCTTTCCTCGATTGGCGAGACAGAAA